GGGGGTGCAGAGAGGTCCANGAAACACGGGGGCCGGGTTAAAAAGTTTCATTTTTCTTTTTGGGAAAAGAGGGGAGGGGAGGGGGTAACCCCAACGTTCTATATATCTTACAACTTTTTTATTTCAGTACCATTCCCTATCTCCTTAGGTACCTCTATATACGATAATATATTCTATATTATCTTACTACCCATAGTATATATCCTTATATCCTTATATATACCTTATATAGGGGGAAGGGAGAAAAGTTGATTATTTTTGTAAATTTCTTGATTTATGTGTGAATAGCTATACTATACAACAATATAAAAAAATTATTTAAATGAAGCGTAACACAATATCATCAACAGCTCTAGCAAAAAGGGTTTTTCTTAGATCACTAAAGAAACGCACAAAGCATTTAACATTACGAAAACATTAAAAAAAAATATTATGCCAACATACAAAGAAGCATTTAATGCTAAAACAGCAAAGGGAGAAGCAGCAAGAAAAAAATACGGTGGAAATCTTGAAGCATTTACAAAAGACGCTAAAGCTTATAATGCAGAACAAGCTGCTGCTAAAGCTAAAAACGAAGCTAAAGCAAGCGTAGATCAAGATATAAGTCAAGCTAGACATGGCGCTGGTACATATTATACAGCTGATTCGGGTCAAGATATAAAAGGTATGAGAGCCAGTGATAAGAAAAGTTATGAAAGTGGATACAGCGGGAAACGTGGAATTGGGGGTTCATCTGCTGTTGGGGGTGCAGTATTTAAAAAAGGAGGGAAAGCTGCAGTATTTGATACTGAAGGTTACGTGCAAAGATTATCTACTGTAAATCTTTCAGAAAAACCAAATATGAAATTAAGGAAAGATGCAAGTATAACAAAACAAAACAGCGATATGCAGACCGCATTCAATAATATGATGGGTTCAAAACATGGAATAGCATCTAAAAGCGAAGCTCCAGAACTAGCAGCTCCAACAACCCAAATGGAAGAGCATGCTGCTCAAATGAAACAATCTCAAGTAGATAAAGATAGACATGCTAAATTAACAAAATTAGCAGGAGGTTATACAGATGTAAATGTAATACCAAAGGAACGTTCTCAAGAAACAAAAGATGCTTACAACACGCAAATAAAAAAAGTAGCAACTGATACACGTCAAAATCAAGCTCTGCTTCAAACTACAAAAGACCTGGATGCAGGTAAATTAAAAAACATTAAAAGAGGTAAATACACAGAAAATATATATGACTCTAATAAAACGAAATATGGAGATAGTCGGGATACTATTACGCAGCGTGATGCTTCTGGAAATATAACCGAATATGGAAAATATAACAAAGGCAATTTTACAAAATGGTCTGAAAAAAATAAGGGCAATCTTGATGACGCAGTAAGTGGTACATCGACAACTCAGAAAGGTATGAAAGGTAGTTCAGAAATGTATTCATTTCAACAAGATATACCAGATGCAGCTCCTCGAAATAAAGCTCAACAACAAGTTGATGCTAAAGTGAAGATGGAACCTGGAGATTATAGATATGATGAATTAGTTTTAGGTAAAACACCAAAACTAACTGGAAAACAAAAAAGACAAGCTAAGCGTAAAACAAACAAAGCTGCTAGACTAAAAAAGCAAGGGGAAAGAACTGATGCTAAGATTATGAAAAATAATCCAGAGTTTAAAGGGTTATCTTACTAGAAAAATATCGTTTAATAAATAAAACATGGCAATAATATATACATATCCACGATTAACAAATCCAGACGGAACAGAGTTAATAGTGGTATCTGAGACAAAAAATCAGAATGCTACTAGACTTTTATCCGTGGGGGATATTTGTGAATTTTGTAGTGATCCAAGCGGTGGAGGATGTAGTAATTCATTTTTAACAGTTACTACACCAGCATCTATAATTCCAGCTACAGCGTTAGGTTGTGATGATAATTTAGTACTTACTTCAGGTGATGGTTCTATAACTATAAGTAACGTTGGTAATACTATAAACTTTACTACCGCTGGAGGCGGTGGCGGTGGTGGTTGTCCAACAACATACGTTATAAAACCGGTTTTCTGTGAAGGGCCTGATTGTTATACTGATCCTACGAGATATATAGAATGGATATATACATGTGATGAAACTATTGGTGCATTAGCTCCGGGATATATAGAAGACTTACAAATTAATGGTGACACGATGACTCCTCCTAGTGAAACAACATGTTGGTATATAGAAGAAGTGTCTATAAGTGCTACAAGTACTGTTTGTTGTTGTGATGAAGAAACGGCGTATAAATTATCTCCATGTGATATTGCATTAGCAAAATACTACACAACCGAAGCACTAACTCCAGGAATCTCAGCATTAGTTGGTCTGGTTATTTTAGCGACAACTCCAGAAGGTACATTATGTTATACTGTTACTGAAGAGTCAGGAGATCCTCCAATAGCTGTTACACCACTTGCACCAGTATCTAGTTGTGAGGATGAGCTGTGTACTATTCCTCCAGGAGAAAATTTATTATTAACACCTTGTGATGGAAATAGTTCTGAATATTTATTTGATATTATAACTGATACTATACAATCGCCTAGTTTAGCAGGTGTTCTCAGCGGAGACACTATTTCAATAATAACACTAGTACCAGAAGATATCGCATGTTATGAGGTATCATTTACACCCGATCCTATTGGACTATTGTCAGTGGATCTTGAAACAAACTTTGGAACTTTAGATGATGCTTGTGATTGTTGCGCATGGGAGTTTAGAACTTATGCAGAGTGCTTTACAGGTACTGAATGGATTTTCTCAGTTAATGATCACGCGATATTAGCTACTAATCCAGATTGTATAAAAGTAGTTCCTCCAGGAATGGAAATGCCACCTGTATGCTTGAACTTTGTTGAATGTACAGAATATGTAGAGCACCCAGATCCAGTTTTAAGTTTAATAGATAATTCACCAAATTGCTGCGACGACGAAGACTGTCCTAGTACAGCAAGATATGAAAAATGTCCAGATGCACCAGGGGGATATGAGGAATTTATATATTTATCTATACCAACAGGAGCGGCAAATGTTATATTAGCAACTGGTGATTTAGATCCAGGAGTTATAGGCGATGAAACTTGGTGTTATACTTATAAAGATAATGTTGAAGGTCCAGTATTTGCTGGAACCGTAGCAGATTATTGTGCACCACTTGCACACTGTATGTGTCCTGAGAGTTGTGAGATTATGGAATATTTTAATTGTGATGATCCAGGAACATTGTTATACACTACTAATATGAGTTTACCACCGGCTGGATTTATATGGGGAATTGCTGAAGATAGCAATTGTTACAAAACAAGTGGACCTGTATTACCAAATGGACTTCCACTAAACGTAATTACAGTAGATGCAGTTTGGATGGATTCTTCTGAAGAGTGTGGATGTTGTGCTGGTGATACATATCCTTTCACATATATATATAATTTATGTTCAGAATATGATCCAGCGCCAGGAGGTGCACCACTATCAGTAATCGTGGATATAACTGGTTTTCCAAATTATTTAGCAGGTGCATATCCAAATGTAGTATCAGTTGATGTTGGTATTGGTTATGATGTATGTTATGAATTTGGAGACGGAATATGTACTTTAGCAACACATACAATAACTGATTATTATATAGATTGTGAAACTTGTATAGCTGGTGGAGATCCAGTATGGAAATTATTACCTTGTGGAGGAACACCAGGGATTGACGATCAATATGTTAGTCAAAGTGAATTATCCCCAGATCCTTCAGGATTAAATGTAGGGGAGATTATAAATACAACAGCGGGTACATTAAGCGCTATAGCATCATGCTGGGAAATTATAGATAAAAATTCCCCAGACCCAGTAACACAAATTGGAAATCAAGATTGGAATGGTCCAATTACGGCTAGTGCAGATGAATATTATGACGCTTGTGAGTGTTGTGAGATTGACCTCAGATTGTATGACGTATGTGATTTAGGTGATCCATGTATGTTAACGGTGGCGCCACAATTAATAATTGATATGTCTGTATTTGGCGGAACTCCACCCTCGCATATAGTTGCGACTGATGTTGCGACAGGGAATGATTGTTGTTATTATCTAAATGAGGTAATACCTGACTGCCAAGAATTTACAGGTACATATGTATCTACAATAGCAGATTGCGAAGATGAAACTTGTGGAGCATTAGGAACTCCAGTATGGGATTTGTTACCTTGTGGAGGAACGCCAGGAGTTGATAACGTGTATTTAAGTGAAGGTTATTTTGCACCAGATCCTTCAGGATTAAACGTAGGAGATATAATTGATATAACAGGTGGCACTATTAGTGACGGATGTTATGAGGTTATTGACAAAAATTCAGCTACTCCAGCGTCACACACTGGAACGCACAACTGGACTGGTCCTGTGCTAAGTGGTGGTACTTTAACGGCTTGTGAATGTTGTGAGATTGACCTGAGAAAATATTGGTTATGTGATCTTGGAGACCCATGTACAGCAGGTCAAGCAGCATATTTAATAATTGATATGACAGGAGTTTCACCAATACCTAGTGATATAATAGCAACTGAGATTGCAACAGGAAATGATTGCTGTTATTATCTAGATGCAACCCCACCTGAATGTGAAGATCCTACAGGTACATATTCAGATCCTAATGAAATATCAAGTTGTGAAGATCCAGCTTGTCCCGGATTATAAATAAATAAAAACTCCCCACTTCGGTGGGGGAATTAAGTCTAAACGAATAATAAAATAAATTAAATTTAATTAAATGACAAATGAGACAATTGTCAAGCACTTAAACTTTGGTCTAGATGCCAGAGATAAAGTGTTTGAAGGTATAAGAAAACTTACACAAGCTGTTAGCTCTACATTAGGAGCTAGCGGCAAATGTGTAATACTAGAAGATAGTACAGGTAATCCACAAATTACTAAAGACGGAGTAACTGTTGCAGATTCTATATTGTTATTAGATCCTGTAGAAAATATGGGGGCTAAACTTTTAAAAGAAGCTGCTAGAAAAACTGTTAAAGAAGCTGGTGACGGAACTACAACTGCCACGTTGTTAGCATACGCAATATTAGAAGAAGCGTATAAGTTAAGTGATAGTATAAGTATTAGATCGTTAAAAGAAGGTATAAATAATGCTGTAGATAAAGTTATAAAGCATTTAGAAAAAAATAGCAAAAGCATTAGTGGTAATAAAATTGATCAAGTTGCTACTATTTCATCTAACAATGATGTAGTGTTGGGGAAATTAATAGGTGAAGCATTTAGACAAGTGGATGAAACGGGTGTAGTAATAATGGAAACGCATGATTTTCCTGAGACAATAATTGATCACGTAGAAGGTATACAATATGATAGAGGTTGGAAAAGTCCACACTTTATTACTAATCAAGACACTCATTCTGCAGAGTTAGAAAAACCATTAATATTAATAGTTGAAAACTCTATAGACAACATAAGAAAGATCCAAGGGGTTTTAGAACACGTTATAAAAACAAATAAACCTTTATTAATTATAGGAGATGCTGAACAACAGGTTTTATCAGCATTAGCTATGAACAAAATGAAAGGTGTTTTAAAAGTTAATATCATAGATGCTCCAGTTTATGGTGTTAATAAAAGAGATACATTAGATGATCTAGCCTTACTAACTGGTGCTACATTAATAAATGAAGAGTTAGGTGATGATATGGATCTTATTCAACCTGAACATTTAGGTACGTGTTTAAAATCTATTACTAATCAAACAGAAACGATAATTCAAGTAGAAAACACTCCAAACGAAGTTAATGACTTAATTAAGTCTATTAAGGACCACATTAAACAGGCTCCTCATCCAGGGATAGTTAAAAACTTAGAAAAAAGATTAGCAAGATTATCAGCAAAAGTGGCTATTATAAAAGTAGGTGCTAGTTCTGAAGTCGAATTAAAAGAAAAAAGAGATAGAGTTGAAGACGCAATATGTGCTACGAAAGCCGCAATTAAAGAAGGTATAGTCCCAGGTGGAGGTATAGCTTTATTAAATGCCGCAACTGATGTAATTGCAAAATCTAAAGGTGAAGAAGTTTTATTAGAAGCTATAAAAGCTCCATTTAAAACTATTTTAGAAAATGCTAGTATAGATTATAGTAACTTGTCATTGAAGAATGGTAAAGGATTGAATGTGGTTACAGGAGAAACGGTAAATATGGTAAAGTCCGGAATTGTTGATCCTTTACTAGTTACTAAAAGCGCATTAAAAAATGCGGCTTCAGTAGCTACTACTATATTGTCGACAGATTGTGTAATTAATAATTTAAGGACACATGAGAGCAATAGGTAAGTACATAGTAATAGAAGATGTTAAAGTTGAAGACAGTAAAACAAAAGGAGGTTTACTGCTTACTGAATCACATCGAGAAGATATTAGATATCGCCAAGGTAAAGTACTAAATATAGGTACAGATGTAGTAGGTGTTAAAGATGGTGATGACATATATTATGATAAACAGGCTGGTTTTAAACTAGAAATAAAAAAAGATATGTATAAAGTTATACAAGAGCATGATATAGTAATCGTATTATAAAAATAATTATGAGAGATAAAAAATATAACAAAAAAGCCTTTAGACAATGGAAAAGAGGACAAAAACCCGTTTATGATGAGATAACTGGAAAAACTACAACTAGAAAAGAATATAAAGACTCTGGTCATAAGAAACAAGTCTCTAAGGATAATCTCAGAAATGCATTACTAAATTTTGGAGGCGTAGGGGCTTTATTATGGGCAGGAACTAGAGGATCTAGCCACGATAAAAGAAGATAAAACATGCAAGGAATAAAAAAAGACATATTACTCCAAAACGAGATTAATAAACTTAAAGCGGGAGGAGGTGGAAGTGGAACAGTTACTTATGATGTACAAGATTTAACACTAGAAGGAACCACTGATGCTACGACAGCTGTAGCTTTTTATGGTATTAATTTAATAGAAACAGCAACAACCTCAGATTTAGCTACTAGATTACCTTTAGCTTCCACTGGAAAACAAGTTATATTTATTAATACTTCTACTCTTCCTATATTAGTATTTCCTTCTGCAATAGGAGGAACTATAAATGGTATTGTTAACGGATCGGCTACTATTCCAAATGATGGGGTTGCATACTCATTTTATTGTACTGAAAATCCTTTACCTGGCGCTTGGACTTGGACTCCACCTGCAGTTGGACAAATTCAACTTCAAACAATAAGTGTTGCTCATACAAACGGTGTAACTACTGAAGCTTATGGAGTTGGAAATGTAGGTGCACAATTAATTAATCCTCCAGGACCAAATTGGTATGATGATATAAACATAGCTGGATTTCCTACTTTAACTTTTACTCCCAGTATAAACTATTGGGCTACAGCAAATTTTAATCCTGCGCGTACGCTAGTAACTACTAAAGTATACTCAAATTTTCTTCCAGCAGATACTTCAGTTCCAGGATGGGTTCCTTCTGTAAGTAGATATGTAGCTTATAGCACTGCTGGTGGTGGATTTGCTAACTATTCTGCATCTGGTGTAAATTTATATGGTGGACAAACAGTTCCAGCTGGCCCAACAAATGCTCCAGCAGAAGTAGGGGATTATGATACTCTTTATAAAATTGAACCAGCTAATTTAGTACAAGTGGCACCGGCAGAAACTGATGCTATAGGAGTTGGACAGTATGGTCAGTATTATTATACTTTTAAAATAACTATTCCTTCTGTATGTGCAACTAAAACATATGACTTTGATATTTTCTTAGAACATGATTAAGATAGATGAGAAAATTAACATCAAAAGACTTAAAAGAATTAAATTTACTTAAACATTATAGAATTATACGTAAATGGGCTTGCCGCATGTGTAATATTAAAGATGCGGATCTAGAACTTCTAATATACTTAGATTCTATAGGTTATTTTACAAAAGACGATTTTAAAAAAGGTACATACTCTTACAGTTGGGACAACAGACGCTGGAACAGATTATTAAAAGAGGGTTGGATCGTGGTTTGGCGAAAGCGAAACAGGACAACACAAAAATACAATATCTACAAAGTTTCCTTTAAGTGTAAACAACTAATAAGCCGAATGTACCGTATTATGTTAGGAGAAGAAGACATACCACTGTTATCTAATAAAGAACGATATTCCGATAAAGTATTAATGTCTTCTATAACTAACGTTAACCAAGATAAAACAAGATAAATGGATGCAGTAGCAGAATCAGCATTAACAGGGGCTGCTCAAGGAGCAATGGCAGGAGCTGCATTAGGTCCAGTAGGAGCTTTAGTAGGAGGAGTAGTAGGAGGTGGACTTGGTTTGGTGCAGGGTAAAAAAGCTAAAAAAGAGAATGCAGCAATAGCTAAGGAAGAAGCAGCGCTCGCCGCACAGCAAGAACAACTAGCTCAAGCTCAGGCAGCAGAAGGTTATAAACAAAAACAATTAGCTCAATGGAATGCGGCAGATTCTCAAGATAGTTCCTACGATAATGACCAATATTCAGAAATGGCTGGAACAAGTACATTACCGGTGTCTGGAGCAGGTAAAGCCCCAGTAACCGCTGCACCCCAAACTTCAAATACTTCAACACTAACTTCATCTGATGCTAAATTAAAAGCATTAGGTGTAATATCTTAAAAATATGGTAACACCAAATACACCCAGCGGAGCAGAATTAGATGTACAATCTGATTCAGGAACAGTACCAACAGAAACGAATGTCGAAAATGGAGAAACTGTTTCAGGTAAAACATTAACAAAAGCAAGTGATGGTTCTGCTACAGAAANAGGAGCAATACAAGATTTAGCATTTAGAAATATTGCTAGTGAACTTTCNGGAACTAATACATTGCAAGAACGAACANCTTAATACTTAAAAATATGCCAACAGAAGGAAAAACTCAGAAACCAGCAGGAAAAGTAAACGATATAAAAACTAAACCTGTTAAAAATATACCACTACCAGGACAAGAATATCCTATATATAAAGGAAACGCTGTTTTAAGAGCAAATAAATAATAACCATGAATATGATAGACTCAATTAAAGTTTATGCTCTAAATACAGGAGCATTTATGGTTAGTTGTTGCGATTGGTTGGAACCAACATTGAAAATAGCACTATTAGGAGCAACATTAGGATATACCATACATAAATGGTATTTGTTAAACAAAGCAAAAAAATAATATGGAAAGTTTAAAAGAAAATCTATTACATACATGGCCAGGAAAAGGTAAATTAGGAAGATGGATTAAAAAGAATTTTGGAAGTAAAAAATCTCAGTATTCTACAAAAGGAAGTAGATGTAAAATGGTTAATGGAAAACGGGTGTGTACAGGACCTGCTTAAATAAAACATTATGCGGCAAATTAATAAATTAATTGTACATTGTTCCGCTACAAAAGAAGGTCAAAATGTTTCAGTGGACACGATTAAAAGTTGGCATGTAGACGGAAATGGATGGAGTGATATAGGTTATCATTTTTATATTGACTTAGAAGGAAATATATTTAAAGGTAGAGATATTGCTACCATGGGGGCACATTGTAAAGGACATAATAGAAATTCAATAGGTATCTGTTATTGTGGAGGTGTTGAAACCGATGGTAAAACACCAAAAGATACTAGAAATTATGAGCAAATAGAAGCTTTATTATGTGTACTTAGAACTTTAAAAGCTATGTACCCTGAAGCATGTATACATTCTCATAATGATTTTGCAAATAAAGCATGTCCTTCATTTGATGCAACATGCGAATATAAAGATTTATAAAAAAAAACAAAATGAATAAATATCAAGACAAAGAAGCAGCAAAAGATGATTACTCGCATGAGAAGAAATTAGGCGCAGACGCTAGGTGGGACATGGAACATGGTCATGGAGATTGGGCTGGGAACGATATAGATCATGCTCACGCATTAAAAAAAGATGCTCATTACGATGCGGTACATAGAGTATTAAGACATTCACAAAAAAATAGGGGACATTAAAATGGCTAAGTTAACTAAAAAACAAAAGAAAGATCAATCTAAAGCAGGAGGATCTAATGCTGGGGAATATCCTAATGTAAAAGTATTTTGTGGTCCAGCTGGTGGAGCTCCAGAAGGAACATACCCAGTTAATAATATAAAAAGAGGTAAATCTGCTATTAAATTAGCTCATAATGCCCCTAATCCTGAAGGAATTATAAATTGTGTATATGGACATTATCCATCATTAAAAGCACAAAGAGAAAGTAAAAAATAAAAAACATAAGTATGGAAAAGATTAAAGAAGTAGTTAATGCACCATTATTTCAATCAGCTTTAGCTGGTGGAATAGGGATATTAATATTAATGCAGGGAAATGTGTTATATTCAGGAATAGCTTTTGGGATTGGTATTGGTAAATTCTTCGACGCTTTTAAATAACCTTATAAAATTAAATCAAATGAAATCAAAAGGCTTAGGAGATACAATAGAAAAAATAACAAAAGCAACTGGAATAAAAGCGGTAGCAGATGTAGTAAGTAAAGTAACTAAAAAACCATGTGGTTGTCAAAAAAGGAAAGAAGCATTAAACCAAAAATTTCCTTATAAACCTAGTGGACTTCCCATTAAAAAAAATAACAATGGCATATAGAGGTAATAAAACAGGTAAGTTTGAAGAAATACCTTCTCAATTAATGAGCGGTTGTCCTGATGGATATACAAAAAATGCCAATGGAGATTGTGTTAAAATAACGTCTAAACCAGTGGAGGGTGGGACTGAATTTACTGAAACAACAGAGACTACAACTCCTGGTGGAAAAGAGACAAAACCAAAAGGTCTTCCAGGATTTAAGTTAAAATGGGATAACATGACTGCTTCAGAGCAAGAAGAATTTGATGATTACTTTGACTTTGAGTTTAAAGCTAGACAATACAATATAGACAAATATGGGGACCCTTCAGTAAATACAAATTCAAAAACATGGATAGAAAAAAACGCAAAGAAAAAATCCTCATTAAAAAACTTTGAAGAGGATATTGAGAAAGAAATAGAAGAAAAACCTAGGTTTAATACTGTTGGCATCACAGGGGAAGAGTTGAAAAAACGTGTTAAAGAGATTCCTAATAAAGAAAATACAGATCCACAACGTGAATTAAATATAGCCCCAGTATCTAGGATGAGAACTTTTGGAAGAAGTAAATATGGAACTCCTAAAACAAGTCCGTTTTTGACTAGCATATTTGGAATGAAAACGACAAGAGATAAAGGTGTTGAAGCTAAATACAGTACAGATGTGAAAAATAGAGAAATAGACATAGAGGAAGGGACTAGAAAACGACGAGGTTTAACGTGGAAACCACTTCAAAAACCATAATTATGTGGACAAAATTCAAAAACTTAATAACTAATATAATAGGATTAAAATTAATAGCGATAGATATATATTGCTATTTCTACCATGATCATATAGGATTAGGTGCTTTTCTGTCTATACTATGTGTAGCATTAGCATTATTTTTATTTCAAGGAGATCAAACAAAAGAATGGTTAAAAAAAGCATTATCAAAAATTATATCAAAATAATATTAATAAGTTTATTATTTGTCTGTTGTTCTCCTCAAGAGAGATTAAATAGATTAATAACTAAACATCCTGAATTATCGCAAAAAGATACGATAATAGTAAGGGATACAGTAGTTGTAGAAAACTATAATTATGATACAACCACTATAATAAAATTACACGATACTACGACAGTTATAAACAATGAACGAGTTGTATTGAAGTATTATTACGACACTTTACGAGAAATTATTCATCATGATGTAGAATGTTTAGGAGATACTGTATATATAGAGACTTTAGTCCCTGTAGAAAAAGCGGTATTTAAAGAATTATCATGGTGGGAAAAATACAAAGAATTTATATATATAGCATTAGTATTATTATTAGTATTGATAGTTTTAAAGAAAATAGGTAAATTAGCATTATAAAAAATAAAAAATGAGTACAATAGGAACAACATTAAAACAACCAAGAGTATTTGCACACGATGCAATAGCTTTATCAGGTTTGGATTATCCAATAAATACAATAGCAACCTTAACAATAGTAGATGGAGGAAGTAATTATACCGCTGGTATTGTAGATAGTACTGCGATCATAGGCGGTGGATCTGGTGCCGAAGTTACAATTGTAGTAGGAGCTGGTATAGTTACTGGCGCTACAATAGTTGGTGCATATGATGGAGGTATAAATTATCAAGTTGGTGATCAAATAACTTTATCTCAAAGTGGCTCAGATGAAAATTGTATATTACAAGTGGCAACTATAGTTGCAACCACACCATGGGCCTTAGGAGATCCTATAACACCAATGCCTAGTAACTTTAGTACTGTTTCCTACTGGAATGAAAAAATGGCGTATACCTATACTAGCACAGCTCAACCTGGGGTTGTAAAAGAAACACCTGGACCTGGGGCGGCTATATATGTTGGAGTTACAATGGATATTACTGTTATAAACGAAGCAGCTACCGAGGTTGAATATATAGGTGTTAATGCTGGAAGTTTTTTACCCGTATCAGTTTTAAGTGTAGTAGCTCAATCAGCGGGAACATTAGATGATATTTTAACACTATATTAAGATGTGGATAGGCATATTAAACATAATCCCTTCTATACTTAATTTACCTGGTCAACCCGGTCCTATACCAGGTGGTAACGAAATTATAACTGAGAATTTAGCTCAAAACATTATATCAGAAAATAACCAAGAATTAATAACAGAATAAAAAATGGCAGAAAAATTTTCAGACTTCAACGCAGGGGCAACCACAGTAGATACAAAAATAGTGGGATATGATTCCAATTTGAATACAAACAATAAATACGATTTATCTCAATTAGCAGATGGAATTGCTCCACATATAGTACAGTCGCATCAAATTAATGGGTTGGCAGTAAATGTAGGAAATTCTGCTAATTTAACTACAAATCCAAGACAAGCTATGTTTGCTTGTAGTATGGCTGGTCTTAATAATCAAGGACCATGTATGATAGTTAATACTGATTTTACCGTAACAAGGGTACAAATTAAATGGATTGGTAGACATGCAACGTCAATTCCAGTTGATGTTGCTCCTGAAACATCAGCAGTTAATTGGGAATTAGGAAAATTAACAGATCCAGCACTCGGAAGTGATACAAATAGTGCAACTTTAAATTATACATCAGTATTAGCATTACCTACTTTACAGTGTACAAGTGCAGATACTGGAACTTGGCCATATAAAGATAGTGGAGCAATTTCTGCTCCATATACAAATGGTGATATACTTGTCCTTTATTTTTCAGCCCCAACTGATGCTACAATGGATTGGGTAGGAGGTACGGCAATAGATATGGCAATTACTATGACTATAGAACACTAACATAAAGTTAGAACAAAACAAACAATAAATTTAATTAAATGAAAATTAAAGAAGAACAATTAGAGACAATTAGAAAACAACAACAAGACCTTAGCAACATCTTAAATAATGTAGGTTATTTTGAAGCTCAAAAACATGGATTATTACATCAATTTGGAGAAATAAATAAAGAAGTTGATGCTTTTAAAAATGAATTAGAAAAAGAATATGGACCTATAAATATTAATATTGAAACAGGAGAATATGTTGTTATAGAAAAGGAAGCTAAAGAAGAAAAAACGGCAGATTTAAAAGTGGTTGAAAATGTCGAGTAACATTAGAAAAATAAGTATTGGTTCTGATTATAAAAATGATGCAATGCATTATTCTGTAGGTCAAGAAGTTTATGGGGGACATACTATTTCATGTATCTTACATAACGAAAAAGACAATTCTTATATGGTGTGGATAGAAAAAGGAGATGAAACATTAGCTTGGAAAAAATTTAATACAAATATGGCTATATCTGTAGAATATGATTTAGCATATAATGAATAGTGTATATGATTTCATTATCAAACCGGTAGGAGAGAGATATAATAATAGTAAAAAGGTTGATAACAAGGATTTAATTTTAAACACACAGATAGAGGATTTTAAAGCAATTAACAAAGAAGCTATTGTTGTTGGGGTTCCTACAGCTTTTTCAACCGATATAAAAATTGGTGATAGAGTCATGATTCATCATAATGTATTTAGAAGATTTTATGACATAAAAGGAAGAGAGAAAAATAGTAGATCTTACTTTAAGGAGGATTTATATTTTTGTTCAGCTGATCAAGTCTACTTATATAAAAGAAATGATAAATGGGTGAGTTTTATGGATAGATGTTTTGTTGCACCTATTCATAATACTAACCCTCTACATAACAGAAAATGCGAACCAGGGATTGGCATATTAAAATATGATAATTTATATTTAAATAAATTAGGTATATATAAGGATATGTTAGTGTCTTTTAGATTAGGTTCTGAATTTGAATTTGTTATAGATAGAAAACTATTATATTGTATGAAATTTAATAACATCGTAATAAAACATGAATACGAAGGAAACGAAAAAGAATATAATCCAAGCTGGGCAAGTTGCAGTTAATGAATTAATAAAGGTTGCTAAAGAGCCAATAGTAGACTCTGGAGATGATGTCTCTGCTGATAGACTAAAGAATGCAGCAGCAACGAAGAAACTAGCTATATTTGATGCTTTTGAAATTCTTAATAGGATGGAAGAAGAAGAGGCAATATTAGACGGTAAAACAAAAGAAGATAATAAACCTAAAAGATCTTATTCTATTTCACCTGAAAAACGTTCTAAATAATGAAGTATCAACAAACATTATTTAAGATAATAAAAGATGTAGTCAACCCTAAAATCTTAAAAAAGAATAATAGATTTAAGAAATGGGAGTATGGTTATAATGCAGATTACGATTTCGTTATAATAAGTAAAACAGGACAAATTGGGGAAATCATTGAAATTCAAAATCTCAGAATTGCTTTACCAGCAGTTAACAAAGCNTTTAAAAGAAGCGAGAAAAAAGAAGAACAATATTGGGAAAAACAACCATACCCAAAAGAATTAAGTAGAATAAAAAGTACTTTTGAATGGGATGAATATCCATTAGAATTTAAAGAACAATGGTTTGATTATATCGAAGAAGAGTTTAATAGAAGAGAAGAAGGGTATTGGTATTATAACAACGGTGTTCCTAACTATATCACTGGTACTCATTACACATATTTACAGTGGTCAAAAATTGATGTTGGATCAGCAGATTATAGAGAATCAAACAAATTATTCTTTTACTTCTGGGAAGCTTGTAAAGCAGATACTAGATGTTACGGAATGTGCTATCTTAAAAACAGACGATCAGGATTTTCATTTATGGCTTCAGCAGAACTTGTTAATCAAGCCACAATGTCCAGCGATTCAAGATTTGGAGTATTATCCAAATCAGGTGCAGATGCTAAGAAAATGTTCACAGATAAAGTTGTACCCATCTCGGTTAACTATCCATTCTTTTTCAAACCCATCCAAGATGGTATGGATCGTCCTAAAACCGAATTGGCATATAGAATCCCAGC